CTTCTGGTTGTTCCTGTGTGGAGTCCTCTGGTGCAGATAACATACCTTCAATAGCTGAAGCTGCATCTGTTACTGTTAGATTTCCACTTTCCGTTGTATCGGAAGTCATGGTGTCATCACTCATTTTTCTTTCCTTGTGCCATCTCGGTGTGGCTTTCCCATACAGGCTAAATGCCTATATTATTTTCCATGCCTTGTCTTTAATCTCATCATCTTTTGATATAGATTCAAAGCGAGCCATGAGTTCGTTAATAACTTTAATCCTGATATATGCTGCTTCTCTTACGCTTGGTTCATCATCATCAGAATTAACAATTAAACCCATTAATTCTTTTTTCATCATCTCTACTTCGTCATGTAGTTCTTGACTTTGTAGAAGATTTTTAAATGCTTCTGATTTGGTCATGATGCTAGATTCTTAATTTTATCTAGTGCGTTAATTAGCTCTTTGGATTCAGTCACTCTAGTTTTATTGTTATCATTTTCTGCTTTTTGAGCTAACTCTAGTTCTTTCAATGCCATTTCTTTTTCAAACTGAACTCTATCTTGTTGTAACTCTAGCATTTCTTTTTGAGCTTTAAGTTCTGTTTGTTGTTTCTCTAGTTCTAGTTTAGCCATTTGTTCTTGCATCTTCATCTGTGCTTTTTCTCTTTCTACTTCTGCAAGAATAGCTGCTGCTTTAGTATTACTATCTTCTTCTTTAGGAGCTTGGGCAGCAGCTTGAGCCATTTGCATAGCTTGTTCTTCTGATATTTCCATTAAGAACTGACTGTCGTCTTTAAACCCTGCCATGTTTACAAATCTTGCAAGTGTATCTCTGTATTGCTTAATATTAACTAATGGGTTATTTAAACCATATCCTTTAATTACTTCTTCTTGTTTAGCAAGAATCATTTGCATAGTTGCTAGTTGCTCTTGTTTGCCGCCTGTTCCTAATCCAACATTAACAGTAATGTTATATTCTGTGTCCCATTCTCTAGGATTCATAGAAACAAAAGAGTTGTTAATTTTAATAATTCTTTCTTTGTCTTGGTACTTACAAACTAATGCCATAATACCTCTAAATAATGTGCTTACTCCTGTGTCTGCAAAGATACGAGCTATGAGTTCTAGCTTACCTTGTGATGCAGATGTCATAGCACTGACTGCTGTAGCTGTTACATTTTGTAGAAGATTAGGGTCAAGACCTTGCTGTGCATCTGATACACCACTTCGTTTTGCTTGAATACCATCTAGGTATTCCAACATTGGGAATGATTGTGCTGCACTACTTTGCACTGTCATAGGTACTAACGCATTAGGGTTCTTAATACGAATAACACCACCTGCTGTAGATGTTAGTAAGTCATCAAGATTAACCTGTCCTTCCACTGCTCCTACACGATAGTTGTTAGTTAAGTATAAGTTGTCTAGCATTTGTCGGGTAACTGTAGACTTAATTAACTGTAGGTCTATTGCTCTGTCTGCTAAAGATTGTCCAAAGAATTTATGTGGAACTGGAATAGGGCAAACACTGTGAAAAGGAACATAATCACATTCCTCACTCATTAATACCTCATTACCTGCATAACAAACTCTGTGAAGTTCTGCTATACCATCTTTATCTAAATCTGTTTTTACATAACACTCGTAATACTCAACCAATTCCATTGATTCATCATTAGAGTCATTAGTATTAAAAGGTTGCTCACCTGCACCATATCTCGCTACCCTCTCTGGTGTGAAATCTAATGTATCACCCATAGGTAATGCTTCAACAACTTTTGGGTCATACCCCATTGCTACTAAATCTGAACGAGTAACTAAACTTCTTTGTGCTACAAAATCAGAATCTTCTATTGTTGTTGCTCTTTTATCAATTAAAAATTCTTCTGGTGCTACATTCTCTATCTTAATTTTAGAGTAATCTTTTGTGCGTTTGCATTTTACATTGTAGTAAACATTTACAATAGGTGGAACATCCATCATAACTGGCTCACCTACTTCGTTCATCATAGGTTGACCTGTCATTGGGTCTACTGCTGGTTGTGGGTCTTGCTCTATTACTTCTTCTACTTCTTCTTGCTCAACGATTTCTACTTCCTCGTCTTGCATAATCATTGTTAATTCATCTTCTGTCAGATTCTGATATTTTTCTGTTGTTGTATTCTTTTTATCATTCCAATAGGCTTTTACAACACCTACTTTTTGCAACAGTGCATCTTTAAACCAGTCGTGCATGATTTCAAAGCCATTGTTGTCTTTATAGAATATGTGATTAGCATAGGCAGTCATTTGTTCTGCTAGAGCACCATCACCTTCATTAACTGGCTCAAACTCTACAGCTTTATTACTGCTAGTAAAGACTTTCATAATTTGTGGCAGTGCACCATCTACTACTTCAGCGACTTCACCTGTTACTATTTGTGAGCGACCTTCTACTTCGTTACCATAAGGTTCACGCAAATAATACTCTAGTGCTGTTTGCCTTTCTTGAGATGTTTCAGTCTCTATAAAACCTAATGAGTCGTTAATATGCGAATCTATTAGGTTAGCAAGTTCTACATTATCTTCCTTGCTATTCATATTTTCTTTATCGTATGCCATTTATACTATCCATGAAGTGTTTATCTCTAGTGGTTTTGTCCATGCTTCCATAGGGGACTCATCCATACCAACTGCTAGGTATCTAAACGCATCAGATGCGTGTGATGCCCAATCATGGAAAGGTCTATCATGAAATACATTTCTTTTTTCATCAAATACTCTACGATAGTTCCGTAGTGCATCTAATCCTTGTTTTGTTTTATCTTTATCAAACCAGCAGCGTGGTAATATTTTTCTTGCTGCCTGTATGCCATCCATTACTGATAGCTTGGTTGCAACTGTGATGTTTAAACCTGCTTCCTCTAACATCTCTTTTCTTGATTTTCCTGTGCCTAATTCTCTTACAGCGACATCATGAGGTAATATGTGTGTTGCGTACATATAGTCATGTTCTCGTAGCCAATTTACATAGTAATCAAGACCAACACCATGATTCTCTACAAAATCTATGAGTCGTATTTCTTTATTAACTACCTGTGCTACCCAAATGCTAGTAGAGTCTGACATACCTAAATCCCAGCCAGTATATGTCCTTGCTAGTTCGTCTTTAGGAATGTCTATAATATGTTGCTGTTCTTCTATATCATTAATAATAGATGAGTAATATGCACCTTCTACTGGAGCGTTAAAACTACACTCAAATTCTTGAGCATACTTATCATCACCCATCTCTGCTTTAGCAGCGAGTAACTCATTCTTATCTACAATCTTTGTTTCAGAAGATTTAAATTCTAATAGCTCCCAACCCTCACTTCTTGACCCTCTATCTCTCAAGTCTTTAAAGTGATTCTGTCCTTTCGGTGTACCCATTGCTACGCAGTAGCCGAGTCGGTCTGCTAGTGCAGGTCTGACAATCTCTGTGAATAGTGTAGGATTAATGTTCCCAATCTCATCAAGAACGCACCCATCTAGGTAGATTCCACGCAGACTGTCAGGGTTATCTGCCCCATACAAGTTTATCCTTCTGCCCATAAAGTCTACACGCAGTTCAGCAATGTTGGCTTTAGCTTCTAATGGTCTTGTATATTCTAGCAGGTAGTCCCATGCAATTCTTTTAGCTTGATTGTAGGTCGGTGCTACATAAGCAAATCTAGGATTAGGCTTATCGCAGTTGAGTGCACTATGTATCAGTTGGTTAATAGCACAAACTGTTTTACCCATTCGTCTATGAGCAACCACAACACTAAAACGATTATCTTTAACCATTTTGTGTATTTGTTTTTGTGGTGCTCTTGGTACATAACCCGTTGTTATTTGTTTAGCCATCTTATTGTAACTCTCTTACGAGGTCGTTACTCCTTTTTTAATTGCTCCATTCTATATAGTCTTGCTTCTTCTGACAGATATAGCCATTGTGCTAGGTCATCATAGTCTCGTTTACATGAGGTGCATCTAGCTACCCCATCCGTTTCTTCTATGATTCTACAGACTCCGTTACATGGTGAGCTTACCATTATTTAAACTTTTTTAAGTATTCTATTGCTTTCTTCATTACCTTTACATTGTCTCTAAACTGACCTAAACCACTATTACAATACTGACATAGTAGCTTTCTTACTGTATCTGTTGTATGACAGTGGTCTACATATAACTTGGTGTCATCATTGTGACTACCACATAAGTAACATCTATGTTTTTGTTTTTTTAGCATAGCATTATAATCATCTAATGTAATGCCGTATCTATCTCTGTAATTCTTGTTGCGTATCTTATCTGGGTTATTAGCTCTCCAGATTTTGCTGGTTATTTTCTTTCTTGCTGCTTTGTCTAACACTTCCATCTGGCTCGTGCTGCCTTGCCGCGTTCACCTGTCCAGCTCTTGCTTCTGGCACAGAAAGACTTTCTTCTTTTTGCTGCCTTACTACCTGCTTTAACCTTACCTGTGACTGGTGCTTTTAACTTACTGCCAGTTGCACGATTATATTTTGCTCTACCTTTTGCTGTTAGTCCTGCACCCTGTTTAACAGAGCGTTTTTCACCTCTACCAACAGATAGATTTACCTTCTTCTTTGCTACCATTATGCTTTAGCTTTTTTCTTTTTCTTCTTTGGAAAACCAGCTTTCATATTTGCATACGCTGATTTAGATATAGTAGATTTGCTTTTAGGTCTACTAGTGCCTGCTTTCTTTCTTTTATTTATATTGGCATATAAGCTCATACACAGTCTCCTATAGATTCAAACCATCTACGCATTTCTTCTTGCCTTTCTTCATTGGACTTTTTCTCATTGGTCTTTTCATTGGTTTCATCACACATTCTCCACTTGTTCACATTTCTGTATGCGTAAACATCCTACATCAATAATAAAAAAATCAAAATATCTTTTGTTTTTAGAATCATCCATTTTCATATCTTGATACCACTCAAAACCAAAGTGACATCCTGCAAACCAGTGCCATGACCACATATTTATCTCCTAAATTATAATCCTAGTAAACCTTTAATAAATTTCATAGGTTCTATTTTTCCTTCGCCCATTGTTCCTCTTGTGTTGTAATAAGTATTTTGCATTTCATTAAACATGGCTGGGTCATACTCTTGTAAATACTGCATATATTCTGCATCTGTATTAAACATAGGCATATTGTTTTCATTCATAGGAATGGGCAATATATTAGTTGTTTGTGTATTCCCTAAATTTTGCATTATTTTATCTGCATCTCTATTAGTCATTGCACCTTCAGCTATTCTTGTGTTACCTAGCATTGCTGCTAATCTTCTCATTTCTGCTTCACTATAATTTGGCATATTTATTCCTAAAAAAAATTTGGGTACTGGGGTTTTTTAATCTATTCCTGTGACTACTTTGATATTAATGGGTGCACCCCCTTCTCCAGTTAATTCTGTGGTATTTTTTTCTGACCACTGTGCTCTAGTCTTTAACCAGAATATCATACTGCTAGTATCGCCTTGTTTTGCTTTCTCAAACAATGTCCCAGCAACAGCAGCGTTAGCTTCTATACGACCTTTCTCTAGCTCTGGTTTGTAATACTTAACTAGTGTGTCATCTGATATACCGAGGACTAATGCAATGTCTTCATACCTAGTTCCTACTGTAGCTAAATCAAAAACCTTTTTTTGGGTGTCTAAAGATTTAAGGTGTGCAGGTCTTCCGACTTTCCTTTTTACTGGTAAATGCGAATGAGTCTCATTCGTATCTACTACAATCTTTATTTTACCTGAATTAATTTCACTCATAATTTTTTTATCTT